GTCACCGATAAATAGTCCTGTTGCATCTGTAGAAGCATGCATATAACTATTAACTTGGGTATTCATAAACCCTAGTGATCTGACTGGACGTAAACCAAATGCTGCGTTTGCATTTGCCATTTTTATATACCTTTTAAAATTGTTTAAAAATACAATCAACTTCCTACAATGAAAGATCGATTGCGAATAATTAATGTCTGTTATTGCTAACAGTAACTGAGCCGTACTGATGTCCATCTGGTATACCATCGATATGACCTATAGATGCAGAAGTTTTCTTAACTTCGTTTTCTCTATATGCCGTTAATCGGGCATGCAATTCTTTTGAAATTGCCATTAGGATAAGTAACTGACCACATTTTGATTGAACGGATACAACTGAACCTAGTGGATTGGATTTAGAAGCTACTTCTTTTCCTACTTCAATATTGTCGTCTTGAACAACATTGTATCCCCAGCGTTGATACATTTCAATTTCTCCTGGTTTATTGCTTACTAGGCAATACTCAAACCCGGACTTTTTATGTTTTGGATCTATAAATAAAGGACCTTGATTATAAACACTATAGTCTATTTCTTGAATTTCCTTTACATCTTTCTTTGATTCGTTTGACATTGTAATTACCTCATTATAAGTTTAATTAAGCTTTTAATCTGCCCATTGCTGCCAATTCTTTTGCGTACATTTCAAGAGTGTAAGCTCCTTTACTTGTACGTTCAAAATATTTACCCATTTGTAATTGATCTGCAGACAATTTACTTGCATACTCACTTTTAGATACAATCGTATTTGAAGGAGTAGATGTAGACTTTCCTACTGAACTAGGGGCATTGCGTTGATTATTGCTGAATCTATGACTAAATTCTGGTAATCCTTTAACCCGATTTTCTATTTCGGCTAAATGTATCTTGTAATCGATATGGGGTTCCTGATTAGAAGGAAGACCTTGATCTATTTGAGCTTGTTTATATAGAAATGTATCGATTGCTTCTGCAGCAGCTCGCATCTTTCTATTTTCAATCGTACTATCGTTATACCAACTTTCATTACGTTGAGCAAATTTAGTCAATTCTGGATTTGCTTGAACTGGAGCTGATGGTTGATGAATAATAGGATCTTTTGCTTCTTGGTCTCTTAAATTTCGTACTTGAGCTTCAATGTGTTGAAATCTCGTAGTATCACCTTCTTCTACAGCTTTCATTTTCTGAGATTCTACATTTCGAATATCGTTTTGATAAGCTTGTTTTCTCATTTCAACTAAATGCTGCATAGCTTGTTTAGCTAAAGCTTTAGTTTCTTCTAATTCTCGTTTTTGCTGAGAAAGTCTTTCAAATAAAGGTTGTCTACGTACATATTCATCTGGTTCGATGTAATGTAAATCATTCTTACCTTCACTTAGTCTTTCTTCTTTACTCTTCCATCCTAAACTACGTGCCTTTTGTTCCATTTCAGACATTGGGGCCGCTTCTTCAACTAAAGCAGGAGCTTCATTTAGTTCAGGAGTTTCATTAGCCTGTACTAATTGTTGAATCTGTTGAGCCAATTCTTCCCGTTTTTCTGCTGAAGAATCATTTGAATTCATTAAATCAGACATTAGTTACCTCTGTTATATTATTTTCTTTAATACATAAAATATCTTTTCCATCTATAATCCAAGTCTCTATATCTCGATTATCATCTATCCCTATTCTCATAGCTCCATAACGAGAAAAATGCACTTGGTCACCAACCTTTAAATCCTCAAAACCTTCATATTTAGATTTTACTGTTGGTCCTATTTGTAGCACTTCTCCTAGTGTTTGTGAAATAGTTTCCTGATCTTGCATTAATTGAGGCATTAGAATTGCAGATCCTTTGAATGTCTGTGCTTCACTATTAAATTTCACTACCTTAAGTAAAATTCTCGGTCCTAAAACTTTATATGTCATTTTGTATTTCCTCTAGTTCGCTTCTTAAGAACTCTTTGAAATCTAAAATTGCTTCTACTGTATTTATTTGCGCTCTAAGTGTTACTAATTGCTCTTTTTGATAATCTATTGGACTTGATAAAACGGTTTCAATTATATTCTCTTTATCAGAAGTTGAATGTTCTTTAAGAACCTTGATCAGATCCTGAGTTACCGGATGATTGATCCACTCCGTTATTTGGTGACGCTTGATCATTTTGGGCCTCTTGAGCTGCTTGCTCGGCTTGTTGTTGATTTGCCTGTGCGTTTATTGCATGGCCTGTCATTGCTTGTTCATGTTGTTGATCAGCTTTCTGTTGATCAATTTGTAATGATTTACTAGCAAGAGATGCATCTGTTTGTTGCTGATGTGCTTGACTAGTAGCATCCATTTGGGCTTTAACTCCATCTAAAGCTAAAGAATGATCGTCTAAAACATCATGGTGTTGTGTACTCTTAGCTTGTGCTACTAATTTAACTGCATTAGCTTGCATTTGTGTAATCTCGGCTTCAATCTTAGCTAACTTAGCTGCAAACTCCTTTTCTTTAAGATCTTGGGCACGTGATTTAATTTGGTTCTGTTGTCCTTTAATTTGATTGTCACTTTGTACTTTCATCATTGCTGGATCAGGAGCATTGTTGGCTTTCTGTGCCATTTCTGGAGGAGCAATTTTTTCTGGATGAGGTACTTTAGCTGCTTGAAGTATACGCATATACACTTCAGCATTATTAATTCCTGGTTTTCCTAATAAACTACCAACAACTTGAGCTTGAGCAGATCTTTGAGCATCTGAAGCTAAGTTTGGATCAGCTACTGGAAACACGCGTAAATTTTTGTTTGAGAATACATCTTTACAACTAATATTTGGATTTCCAGTAATATTAGCAAATTCAACTGGATCTGCATATATTCCATTTAATCTAAATTGTTTCTGATATTCTTCTTTTAATGAGCGATTAAAACGCTTTTGAATAGCACTAAGTCTTTTCATTCCTTGTTCGACCATTGCTAACATACTAGTAGCAGGAGCATTTTGAACTTCCATAGCCCCTTGCATAATATCAGTAGATGAAGTCAATTCTTTTGAAGCTTGAATTAACATTCCTAACAATTGATATAAAACTGTAGATGGTTCTTTATAATCTAATGGAACTATACCATCTTTTAATTGTTGGCCGATAACACCTTTAACTCGATTCCATTGACCTGGATCACAAGTAGTTGTTCCACCCATTATGTGAATACGACTGTCAATAAAACCAGTTTGAAGATTGGCCAACTTACCAGCATCTATTAATTGATTTAAAATTGTATTAATAGTTTCATTCATGTGCAATAATAATGTACCAAAACCCATTCCAATAAAACAACCATCAGGAGATGGTAGGAATTGATAATCAGTAAAATATTGTATTGGATTAATACGCAATACTTTTTTATCTTTTAATTCAATATCTTCTTTTGAATAACGTGCTACAATACGTAAAAGTTTATTTGTTTCTTTATGTATTGTTACAATATAAGGTTCTTCATAACCATCATCATCTAAATCAGCAAAACAATGTACTTCATATAAATCACAATGAGGATTTAAAGTACCTTCTGCATAAAATTTCATTACTTCTTCTACACAATACTCATCATAAATACCAGCACGGGCACTTTCTATTAAATCATTTGGATGACAATGTAATATATGAGTAATACGCCTTAAATCAGTAAGACATTGAATAGAATGGTCATTTCTTAAATAAATGTCTCTAAAATGACACATATCAGAAACATTTTTCTTTTTTAATGGATCAAAATAGGTTTTCTTTAATACAAAACCATTATTTGCAAGAACATTTAATAATTTATCAAGACTTATTTCCCATTCACTATCGGGACCTAGTAATTGATAATTCATAAATAAAGCACCTTGTTCAGCTAACAAGGCCAATTTACCATCTGCATCTGTACCAACAATTTCCATTTTGACTAATTTACCATCTTGAACTACTTCAGGATAGGTACGAGCAGCAAATTGAAAACATGCATCTGTAATTAATGGAAATTTAATATTGGCTGAATTAGCCATTGGGGTATTTTTAGGTTCTTTGGTTAACTTAGCTAATTTCTGAGCTTCTTCAACATTTTGTAACCAATGGGCCATACTAGTCTTATCTTCGTCCATTCCTGAAATAAGTCTATTTAATAGTTTTTGTTTTACTTCGTCAGTCAATTGATCTATAAGATTTAAAGACTTAGCATAATCATGTAATATATGAAACTCATCTTCTTTAGTCTTAAATAAAGAACTAATATCGAATGAGGAATCAGAGTTATTTTCACTATCTTGATTATATGACATGATTACCTTAACTGTTTATTTAATATCCAGTAATACTTGATTGATTTCTAGAAATTGATCTAATTATCTTGTCTGGATCTTGTTCATCTAAAGGAGGTAAGTCTGCAACTTGAAGTCCAGACATTATTAAATATCTTAAGGCATCTATTAAATCATCACCTTTTTTTACTATTCGACCATTTACATCTCTACGATAAACTCTTAATTCTGATCGTAAATTTAGTAAAGGTGCAAAAATCTTTATACGTCCAGAAGAAAGCCTTTGATAAACTTCCATTATTCCTGGCTCCACTGCATTATCTGCTTTGGCTAGTTCTACACCAAAACGTTCATATATTCTAAATACCGCTTCTTCACCACCTTGTGAAGTTCTATCCGAGTTTGGATCTACTACACCCTTAATCCATCTACCACGTGCTAATATGGCATCTACATGTGTACTTACTTCTGCTTGGGCTCTTTTATATTCAGAATAAATATACCAAGTATCAGAGCGTTGATCATATGCTCCCCAAACTGCTGCTGTAGGATGTATATAACCTACATCTAATGCAAAAGCTCGTGGCCATCTATCTGAAATTCTAATTGGGTCAATAATATAAGTATCTTCATTAAAAGGATAAATTGCTCCGGAACCTAGATAAGGTAAACCTTTAGTTCGAGCATCTCTTTCATGCGGACTCATACCAGCAAGCATTTCTGCTTTTTTTTCTGGTGTTAAGTGGACTGCATCTGACCATGTCAGGTTTGTTACCCACTTCATTATTCAAACCCCTTTTGATCTTTTTCGTATGAAGCCAATATAGATTCCATATATTCGACTTGTTTATCAAGAGATTGAATCTTTGATTTATTGCCCCAAGATGAATAAGGAAGACGGGATAAACGTACTATTTCACACATTATTAGATTTATATCTGATTGAAGTGTATGGTATCTTTGTTCTCGGTCTTTTGGTTTAATAATATAATTATTCAACTGGGCCTGCTCCACCCATAGGAAACTTACCGTTAGGCATAAAAGATTCAACTACTTCCGAAATTCCCTCTAAGGGGGTGAAGGTACAAATTAGTGAGCCGTTTGTTGTCATTGTTCGCATCAAACATTCACCATATATATTTCTAGGTGGTTCTTCATCTAATAAGATTAAATGTTGGGCTGTACCCATAAATGCGTCAATTCCTTGAATATATGACTTAAATTGTAAATGACTGAAACCATCATATATACCATCCGTGTAATGTTTTATATAAACATCCTGTTTAGCATCTTGTATACCTGATTTTGTTGTAATTCGATCTATATCTTCTTTTGGAAGCATTCCAGATCCTATATCATGTATAGGGCCTATTAAATATGTTTGTAAAATATCTCTAGTAGTTTCATGGGTTTTACCAATTGCCCAACAATTAATTGGTTCTTGGAACTTCTTACCTTTCCATCCTTCTGGATATCTGCCATTGAGGTGAAAGGATGCTTCTCCCATTGCTGTATACGTCTTACCTACTCGGTTTCCTGCTATTAAAGCTCTTTCTTTATAAAACTTACCTGCATCCATAAATTCCCAATGCTTGTGGTAATCTGCTCTTAATTTATCAGGAAATAAAAATTCTTGTTGATTATACTTACGTCTTTGTTCAAGACTTTGAAGTCCTTCGGCCAATTTAATTAATTCTTCTCTAGACATTTCCGTTAGATTGATCTGATTGGAGTTCGATGAACTTTGCATCTAATACATCCTCATTCTTTTGCCCAATTCTCTTAATATAATCAATTAGGTCTAGTTTACCTTTCTGTTGTAACACGTTCATATTTTGAATTGCTACATTTGTAGTAATGTTGGTTTGGTTATCACCATAAGTCCCTTTAGCCCACTTAAACTTATTATTCATTAATGCAATCCAATAGTTAAAGTTAGAACCTCTAACTTCTCCTTTCATTTGCTTTATACCTTGATCTATCCAATGTGCCTCACAAATAGGCATGCCTACATCATGAGCTTTTTTAAATTTTGCGTGTTCATTCAACCAGGTATAGAATGTATCTTTACATATACCAAAAGCAGCATAGATTTGGCAATCAAGATAGCCAAGTCTATAATACTCTATTAATTGTTCGGGATGACTTATTTCATACTGTCTTTCTGTGACAGTTCCATCCTTATATTTACCTGTACCTACAGGACGTCCTTTCTTTGTCATATTAGATTTTCTGCACAGTTTGTACATATAAATCAAAGAGTTTCTGTTGCATTTCTTTAATTTCTTTAATATCTAAAGCTAAGGGGTCATATTTATCAGACAGAAGTTGTCTTACTTCCAAGTCAGAAGGCTTGCTTTGCATTTTTTCCTCTAGCCTAGCTAATCGTTCATAAATACTTTTTAATGTAAAAGTAACTATTGAAATAATTAGAGGACTGATTACATAAATGATTATTGAATTGAATGGGGGCATATCAAAAATATGGGGACATTTTAAGTCCCCTTCTCGCCTTAGAAGGGCCGCGCGAGTCTAGGAAGATAGAAAATCCCTTCATTGCGGGCGATAAATTTATAATATAACCATATTGTTAATTATTAATTCCTTATCAATAGCTGAATCTATAGTTAACTATTATTCAACGCATAGTTATTATGAAAGTATATTGATTTTACTATCTTAACATAAAAAATAAAGAATGTCAAGCTTTACTTGACAATTTCTTAAATTTATAGTTTCTTTTCTACTGCTGCAGCTGCTGATGCAATGTCTGCTGAAGCATCTGCTTTAACTGAAGCTACTGCATTTGATACTGCATTAGGAGCTACTGCTAAACGTTTTGTTGCTATTAAACGATATACTGCAAAAGCCGATAAAGCTATTGCTAATACTACTGCTAAAATTACCATCATATTGACTCCAAATTACTGTTTATATTATTATTAATTACTACTGACATTTACATATTTAATGATTGTTATTAACACCTTTAAACTTTTCAAATGTTCTAGAACCCATATTAAGTCCTAATAATCCCATTGTTATATCTCTTACCATTGGATCTAATGGAGGAAAAGCTAAAACATGAAAACCCAAAGCCATTGAAAAATTTACTATTAATGTAAGAAAAGCATAAAAGATTACAATAGTGCCTAATCCCCAACCTATCCATGGTCTCCAACCAGCTACAAACGTCTTAGGACTAGCAGCTTCAGCAATATCTACTTCTAATTGATCGGTTATAGTTTTGTTTATATTGATTTCTTTTGTTAATTCAAGAGTAAAAGCTTCCTTCTCTTGTTCGGTCTTGTCAGGCCAAACTCTTGATACTACAGCTGAAACTACACCTAAAATTGCACTAAGGGGATCCATAAATACCTCATTTTATTCAGATTTATTTTCTAATAAGACTTCATTCATAGCTTCATGCTTAGTCTTGCCTTCAGCAATCTTTCGTTCAATTGCGTCTAATATTGCTTGTGTATTGTCTGTCATTTATTTATCCTCGGATTATATAAAGTGTTAAGATTACTTTAAGGTTATGTATTTTTCTGTTTTTTCTAATTCATTAAAGAGGCTTGCAAATTCATTAAGCATATCAGCTGCACGAGTTGTTAATTCGATTGTGACTTCTTGACCTTCTTTTGATTTAAAAGTCATAAATAAAAGTTTTCTAGATGGACTAAGTTGATAATGTTCTTCATTTGACTTAATAATCATATACTTAGCTCTTCATGTTTTTAATAAATTTTATATTGGAGGTACCTGTACCAATTTCAATGACAATATCATCGTTACTTTGTCCCCACCCACCCGCTTAAAACATTGCTTGGCCTGATGGAGATGAGTGAAATAAACATTTGATTAATATTATTGTGCGGTTGATACCTATAGTATATCATGACATTGTATTGTTGTCAATATATACATGCACTTACTATAGTATGATTGATTATACTGACAATGAATGTCAACTTTTATAACGATAAGGGTAGGGGTTCTACATGTATCAAACCGATATAATCGGCCATCAAACACTACACTACACCATACAACACGGGAACAAATAAGATAATATTGATAACTTAGATTTACATCTATATACTTTATTATAGTGTAGGATAAATCCTAGCGAAGCATGGCGTAAAGCCTAGTGTAGAAGCCCTCTATGAGCATCAAGAGCTTGTTTTAATTCAGAATAGATATCAGAGCTATGGTCAGTAGACGGCTTGAGTGAGAAGCCGCCAATTAGCTCACAGCCATGTTTAGACATTACATTTAATATGGCATCAATCATTTCATCTAGTATAATATCAGTCTTGTTTGGATTACAATCAATTACAGCATCAGTAATAAATGAAAAAGATTTAAGATTTTGATTCTTCATAAGTTTATCCTTTATGAGTTGTATATATGTATACATTATATTGACAATAAGATATATAAAGGTTTACAAAAGGCCTTATAACTTCAATGATTAGAGTAATCCCTTATTCTTATTAATCTCTTTTAAACCTTTGACTCGAGTCATACCATTACTAACTGTAGAAGACTTTGTTTTATTATTGATTGATACTTTATTACTAATACCGCCTTGAACAAAACCATTAGCAGCTGAAGTAATACGTATCATAGGCGATAAACATGTTAAACAACCTACTGAATGAGATTGTGTATCAATAGGACACAATTCTTCTTCAACCTTCTTACATTGTTTACATTCAAACTCATATATAGGACACATAATATACCTTTATAATAAAAAAGCTATTAATATATAATAGCTTATAATGAATTTAGGCTGTATATCGTTACAGCATACGATTCAGGCAAGTTCGTATACAATGAGGAACTGCTCTTGGAATATTTATATATTAACACAATTAATCTTTATTGTCAAGACTTGTCATATAATCATGATAAGAACGTTTAGAACGAACAGCAAAACACATCAATACTGTTGTTAAGACAATAACAACAAACAAACATATACTAAACAATAATACAGATATTAAGTCTATCATTACTTACTCCACATATCATTATGATTATTTATAATATTAAATACAATATATTATGGAATTACAGATATAGCTCCACTAGCTTAGTGGTATAAGGAGCTTTGAAGCTAGGCCACTTATAATCAGGCCCAGTAATCAATTAATATGCTTTCCCAATACCACCAAGTATGACCTATCAACAAGAAAT